TTACTGTCATAGGTGAAAGTGCAACTTCGACGGCAGCTAACCGAATTTGGACGCAAGGGCTAAATCCCGCAACTTGGAATAACCTTGGAACAAGAGAATTTATTTATTCTACGGCGCAATCACGCTGGCTAATGATTGGATCTAACACAGGTTAATGTAGGAATAAAACATGGCGTTGGGACTTTATCCTCTTGCATCAAAACCACTGGCGGGACAACCTGACCCTGCTATTCCACCAGTCACAAGAACAGTTATAATTACAGCTGCTTCTATTAATGATTCTGGTCAAAGCATTAATGTTAATGCAAATCGAAATGTATCTGTCCTTGCATCAACGCTTTCGTTCACAGGCCAATCTACAAGCGTTAAGCGCAACAGATCTGTAGAAGTCACAGCTTGCTCCTTGTTTGCAAGTCCGCAGACAGTATCAGTGAAACGTAACAGAATCATACCGATCATTCCTGCAAGTCTTCAAATTTCACCACAGTTTATTTCTATTCGTTATGATCGCACTGTATCTGTTGCTACTGGCTCTGTTACGCACAGCGCAAAACCAATTTTAGTTTATAACAGTGTGCCTACTTTTGGATCGTATAATCGAATATCTTTATCTGTAGGCATTCACTTTTAGGAGAGAACAATGTCCTTTTCCAATATGTTGAGCATTCAAGATCGGCGCAAGTTGCGTGATATTGTAAAGCGCGTTCATCTGCGTTTCTATCCAGTTGACAAGCTCACCGACTATGAGTGCGACAAGTTCATCGATGCATTGTCGCCAGAGCTAATCGAAAACAATCTGCGAGCCGGTTCCAAGCTGGGCATGGACTAATGAGTTTTACACTCAACTACAAACCTGATGGCGATGTGCTGAAGCAGTACATGAAATCGGATGCGTTCTTTCGTGGACTGCGTGGGCCTGTTGGTTCTGGCAAGTCTGTTGCCAGTTGTATCGAGATCCTGCGCCGTGCGTTGCAGCAAGAACCCAATGAGCAGGGCATACGCAAAACCCGCTGGGCGATTATCCGTAACACCAACCCGCAGCTCAAGACTACCACCATCAAGACATGGCTCGACTGGTTTCCAGAGGATGTCTTTGGCAAGTTCAACTGGTCGCCTCCCTACATTCACCACATCAAGAAGGGTGACATTGACTGCGAGGTAATCTTCTTGGCGCTCGATAGGCCGGAAGATGTTCGTAAGCTGCTGTCGCTCGAGCTAACTGGCGTCTTCATCAACGAGGCACGTGAGGTTCCGAAGTCTATTGTTGATGCTTGCACGATGCGCGTAGGCCGATTCCCGTCTATGAAGGATGGCGGCCCGACGTGGTATGGCGTGATAGCAGATACGAACGCGCCAGACGACGATCACTGGTGGCCTATCATGGCTGGCGATGTACCAATCCCCGAACACTTTGGCCGCGAAGAAAGCTTGATGATGGTCAAGCCCGAAGGTTGGGAGTTTTATACGCAGCCTGGTGGCATGGTAGCCAACAAGGATAAAGACAACGAGATCATCGGCTACCGGATGAACAAGAAGATGGAGAACGGCTCGAACCTGACGCCCGACTACTATCGCAAGATCATCACTGGTAAGTCTAAAAACTGGATCAGGGTCTATGTTCTCAATGAACTTGGCAGCCTTGATGATGGCAAGCTGGTCTACCCAGACTTCAATGAGGAGATACATGTTGCCAAGGAACCTCTGCTGCCAGCCGAAGGTGTACCTATCATTGTTGGGCTGGACTTTGGCCTCACGCCTGCGGCTGCTTATTGCCAGCTTGTTCGTGGTCGGTGGCTTATTCTTCGTGAGCTTGTTGCTACTGATATGGGGACTGTGCGTTTTGCTGATGTGCTGCGTAAAGACATGGCGCAGAATTTTCCTGGCGCCAAATTTGTAGTATGGGGAGATCCAAGTGGAGACTATCGTGCACAAACTGACGAGACCACGCCGTTCCAAATCCTACGTAGTGCTGGCATTAAAGCAAGACCCGCACCCACCAACGACCCTTCTCTGCGAATTGGTGCCGTTGAAAGCGTCATTGCCCGAATGGTCGACTCGCATGGAGGCATACTTGTCGACCCGCGTTGCACAACAATTAAACGTGGGTTCACTGGTGGCTATCAATACAAGCGACTAAACGTGTCAGGCTCGGAGCGATACGAAAGTACGCCGAACAAAAACAAATACTCTCACGTTCATGACGCACTGCAATATGCTTTGTGCGGCGGCGGCGAAAGTAGGAAGATACTGGTAACAGACGCTAATGAAACAAAATCCTTTAATGCAAGGCAGTCGATCGATGTCTTTAGTCACCGACGCAAAGCACCGCGCTCACGCTTTGGTTTTAACTAGTCCATTGCTGAACGCTTTACTTCATGGCCTTGGTGCTACCCATGTGCTTTAAGAAACCCAAGCTGCCGCCCAAGTCTGCCGAGGACATACAAACCGAGGATGACTTGAAGGCTATGCGCGCCGCGCAACAGCGTGAGATTGCAGCTGGTATTACCGAGCAGAAAGACTTTCAGACAGAAGCATCTTTTGCTCGTATCATGGGTATGACGGGCAATCGTTCTTTAATCAGTGGCCCTAAAGGTGGTTCTGGTTATCTGGGTAACAACACTGGCCGCACAACTGGCAGAGTGTCGGGTGGCGCGCCTATTGCTCCAGTTCTCTCTCCTCAAGCGCCAGTTGCTGCGCCTATCATGGCAGGAACCTACGCTGACTTTTCCGGCTTTTCCGGCGCGTCTTTAATCGGCGGTGGCGGCAGCGGAGCAAACTTTCGTTTCAACAACAATGTCCGTGAAGTTTAAGCTATGAGCGATGCAACTAAGCGGCTAAATGCCAAGTACCGATCCGCGCTGCACAAGCGCCAGCCTTGGGAATCTAGCTATCAAGACTGTTATGATTACGCATTGCCTGGGCGCACAAGCTTCTTCCAACGGAACAAGTCTGACGATGCACCCGAAATCTTTGACGAGACCGCTGTTATCGGTACGCAAGAGTTTGCCTCGCGGATTCAAGCTGGACTTACGCCAAATTATGGACGCTTCTTCAAACTTGAAGCTGGTGTACAGGTGCCTGCCGACCAAGTTGAGGAAGTAAACAATCAGCTTGAAGAAACCACAAACTACATTGCTGAGATTATAAACAACAGTAACTTCGCGCAGGAAGCCAATGAGTGCTACCTTGATATTGCGCTTGGCACTGCTTGCATGGATGTGTTCGAGGGCGATGCTGTCCACCCTGTTATCTTTTCTGCCGTGCCTTTGCCAGAACTGGCAATCGATACTGGTCCGCGTGACGAGATCGATACCTATTTCCGCACGCGCCACATGCGTATTTCGCATATCGACAAAGCATATCCAGGCGCAAAGGTTCCTTCCGACTTAGCTGGGCGTATTGCCAAGACTAAGGGTGACAAAGAAGATTATGATCCTGTCGTTAAGGTTGTTCTAACTGTTTACCGAGATCATGAAGTAAAGAACGAGGAGGTCAGCAAGGCTTGCTTGTTCTTGCCAGACTTTCCTGACTACGCTCCTATGCTCGAGCAAACATACAAGGGCTTGGGATCGAACCGCTTTATTGGGTTTCGTTGGTCGAAGGCTGCGGGTGAAGCATGGGGCCGCGGCCCATTGTTCAACTCCATGCCAGCGGTGCGCGTTGCTAACCTAGTCAAGCAGATGATCCTAGAGAACGCAGAGATGTCTATCGCGGGTATCTATACTGCGGAAGACGATGGCGTGCTGTCCATTGATAACATTCGCCTGCTTCCAGGCACCGTTATACCCAAGGCTCCAGGCTCCGATGGCCTTCAACCCGTGCAAGCTGCGGGTAACTTCGACGTTTCGCAGATTACATTGCAGGAATTGCGCTCTGATATACGCAAAGCATTGTACAATGAGACGCTTGGGTCGCCTGATCGCACACCAATGAGCGCAACTGAGGTCGCGCAACGCATGGCAGACCTGTCACGCCAGATTGGTAGCGCCTTTGGCCGCTTGCAGATTGAATTTGTCAACCGTATCATCGTGCGCGTGGCGTATATCCTGCAAAAGCAGGGGCGAATCGAACTGCCTGTCATCAATGGTCGGCAGATAAAGATCATATCAACTAGTCCGCTGTCTCAGGCGCAGGCAGTTGAGGATATTAACGCAGTCAATAACTTTTTGTCTATGTTGAACCAGCAATTTGGTCCCCAACTGGCACAGATGATGATTGAACAAGAGGAAACCGCAAGCTATTTGCGTGAACGCTTTGGTGTTCCAGTCAAGTTGATCCGAAATAAACAGCAGCGTGCCCAAGTAGCGGAAGCAATTGCTCAAATGAGTGGAGAGAACAGTGGCATACCCACAGAAGGACCGCCCACAGTCTAAGGTTGGGCCTGATGGCCTGATATTAAGCGCGGCACGGTCTGATGAACTTGATTTACTGGCAGCAACTACCTTCGGTAGCGGTGCTGGCCGTGAGTTTCTTAAATATTTACGCTCGATCACCATTGAAATGGTGGGTGGGCCAGAGATTACGGATGCGCAACTGCGCCACCGTGAGGGCGCTCGCTATCTTGTGGGCATAATCGAGGCGCGTATGCGCGCTGGTACGGAGAGAGGAAAGAAAGATGTCTGATAGTTTAATTGATGGTGGAGAACCACAAGTAGAAGGCGGCGCAACGCCAGAAGTAACACCTAGTGCGACGGTAACGCGCCCTGATTTTATTCCAGAGAAGTTTTGGAACGCAGAGACTAACGAGGTTCGGGTCGAAGGTCTGGCAAAGTCGTATGCTGAAATGGAAAAGGCACGCGGCAACGTTGAAGGATTGCGTGAGCAATGGGAAAGCGAACGCCTTGCGTCACGCCCTGAGACACCCGATGCCTATGCTTTGCCTACCAATGAAGCACTAGACATGGACGCCTTGGCTGCGTCACCTATTGTTTCCTTGTGGCGTAAGGCTGCGCATGAAGCGGCGCTACCACAAGAAGCATTTGAGCGCGTCATTAACGAATATGCTCAAGCCGAAGTGGACTCGATGGCTGCGCGGCAAGCTGTTGAACTGCAAAAGCTTGGCGAGAATGCAAATGATCGTACAACTGCTGTGCGTTTGTGGGCAGAAAAGACGTTCAAAGATGGCGAGTTGTTCGCAGTGCAGCGCATCGCAACTGATGCAGAAGGTATACAAGCATTGGAGCGTATTATGGGTGCATTGTCCGAAGGCGGAGTTGATCTTGGTGCAGGCGAAGGCGCAGTCCAAGACGAAAGCTATCAGGATATTCAGAAGCTGATGCAAAGCAAAGAATATTATGACAGCAGCCGACGCGATCCAAAGGTAGTTGCGCGGGTAGAGAACTGGTTTAAGAATAACGCTGGCAAAAAATGATAGCGATCAGAGCATTGCAAGCTGGCGAGGAGCCAGAACTGATTGCACTTGCGCGCGATATGCACGCGGAAAGCCCTGTCTATCGACCTTATCCGTTTGACGCGGATAGGTTGATGGCATGGGTGGGCCTTTGTCTTACTGATCCAGACTGGCTGTGCCTGATGGCATGGGACGAAGAAGGTCAGGCAATAGGGTTTATTGCTGTCGGCACTGTGCCTATGATATTTTCTAATGCGCGTAGTGTCGATGACCTTGGCATATATGTTATTCCTGCGCGGCGCGGAACTACAACTGCGCTTCGTCTGGTGCGTCAGATGGAAGGTTGGGCTAGTAGCAAAGGCCAAGTCATTCGTCTTGGTGTTACGACTGGCACCAACAAAGATCAGACTGTAAAGTTTCTAGAGCGGCTTGGTTACAAGCCAACAGGTATTCTTTTAACAAAACAAACTTAGTCCATTGTTTGAAACACAAGGTTGCGCGATTTAGCGCATAGGCCCGTAAATGACGGGCGGCCCCGAAAGGGAGAACCGCACTCGCTCAGGCACGGATAACCGACTTGTTATCCAAACCTTATCGGGGAATCATCATGGCAATTGATATTAATGATGCTTTCGTAAAGCAATTCGAAAGCGAAGTACATGTAGCCTATCAGCGCATGGGTTCAAAAATTCGTAACACCATCCGTACTAAAGCGGGTGTAAAGGGTTCGTCCACTACCTTCCAGAAGGTAGGCAAGGGTGAAGCTGGTCAGAAGTCGCGTCACGGTAACGTACCTGTCATGACCATCGATCACGCACCTGTCGAGTGCACGCTGCAAGATTGGTATGCAGCTGACTACATCGACAAGCTTGACGAACTGAAGATCAACCACGACGAGCGTATGGTCGTTGCTAACTCGAGCGCATATGCTCTTGGCCGCAAGACCGACACAATGTTGACCGACGCGATGAACACCACAGCATTGCAGACCGCAACCGCTGGTACGATCACAACCACAAAGATCAACGAGATCTTCGAGACCTTCGGTGAAACCGATGTTCCTGACGACGGTGATCGTTACTTCGCAGTTTCGCCACAAGCATGGGTGAACTTGCTGGGTATCAGTGCATTCTCGGACGCTGACTTCATCGGTAGCGATGACTTGCCGTACAAGGGTGGAATGGTTGCTCGCCGCTGGTTGGGCTTCATGTTCTACACGCACTCTGGCTTGCCAATTTCTTCAACTGTTCGTTCGAACTTTGCTTACCACAAATCGGCTGTTGGTCACGCCATCGGTCAGGATGTTGCAACTGAGTTGAACTATGTTCCAGAGAAGGTCGCTCACCTTGCTACATCGATGATGAGTATGGGTTCTGTCTTGATTGATGGCTCGGGCGTCT